CTAACCGATTTGGTAGCCTTGTTCGGTGAACCCTTTGGCCTACCATTGGGATTGTTAGTATGTCCTTTCTTTGGCACTCTGTAGATAATTGTTGTTTACAAAGGTCTCACATCCTGCCCATACCACCAAATTCTCACATATTTCCAGTCAAATTCTCACATAAGTCATTGATAATTAGTTAATTATTCAATATTCTCAAATTCTCACTCACCCTTTAGTATAGTATGGTATTATATATATAAATATATAGAATTATTATTTCTTTAAATTCTCGAGCAAGTGAGAATATGACCAGTTAGCCTATGAAAATCAATTAGTTATAAATTCTCACTAGGTGAGAATATTGAGAATTTGGTATTAATACAGGCAATTATCGGAACTTTTCCGATATTTCACGTAACGTGAACATATTATTTTAGGTATAATGTTGGGTATTACCCCCAAATTGGGTGTAAATGCGTATAAAAAACCCCCGATGTAGAAACACCAGGGGTAACCAAAACACCACATGAAATATTATCGTATCAGTCGGTTAGTAATTGTAACCAACTCACATCTTCTCATACTGCCCATGCGCCACCCTCTTAATCACCCTTGCAAAGTCAGCCCTACGAATTGCATTAAAGAATCGTTTTGGCTTAATGTTAAATCTTATACATAGCAAATCTACCTCCTTTGTTGTAAACTTTGGCGGTAGGTTATCAACCAGTAGGCGCAAGTCTGCAGGCAATCCGGATTCGGTTTCTGCACATAACTCACTAATTATGGATATTGTACTCTCCGCATAATACCTATACAGGTTATATGCTTTGTTGACTATTTCCACCGTTACAATGGGTTTTAGTGGATTATGACAGATACTTACCACATGGCACATCCGAGGAAAGTATGCGCTCATTTTAGCCTCCGCCCCCATAATGTATTGCTCTGCCTTGCCTGCCATCCGGCTATTGGCATCTGCTAAATTCTGCCTGTAATACTTTGTGTATAGCGTTTTCGCTTCAGGTGTAATCTCAATACGGATGGGCGCACAATCTCCGGCTGCAAATTCTTTGTTAATCCGGTAAAGGTGAGTAACAAGTTCTTTCCATTCCTTACACATTTGCCGGCCTCCGCTAAATGGGTCGGCTTCTTCATTCAGTTTAATGTAATCGGATTTAACCATTAGGAAACGTGAAGCGAATCCCGACTGAATCTTGTCGGCCCCGAATATGTGTGCTAACCTGGAAGGCTGCGTACCCATTAAAAGGGATATGTTAAGGGATTTTACTACCCTTTCTTTCTCACGATCCGCTCTGATTTGAGTGTACCTACCTCCGGTAAATGCTTGGGTGAAGAATGATATGGCATCGTTATTTGCTTTGTGTGCGCCTGCATTGAGGATTGTTTCCGCTTCATCATGGTAAACCCCCATGCCTGCTTCCTGGTCCTGCATTAGGGCTATGTAGCCCTCAGTGGTGCCATCTACTGCGAATGGGTGAAATCGTTTTGGCTTAGGCTTGCTGAATGATTCCTTATTTACGTTGGCGGCTGCTTTCTCAAGTAACCAGTTATCCATTGCTAATTTGTACGCTGCATCTTCCGATTTAAGCAGGCCGGCCAATGGTTCTTCGCACATTGCTTTGAATGCCGGAGTTTTACCTACCGATACAGGCGCAATCATTATGGCAAACACAATGTTTTTTACATTGTGAAAGTCGGATGTATAGCAGTTCCCTGCGAGCGATGAGATAGTCCATATTCCGGCGGTAGCTAAGAACTCCGGGCATAGGCTCATTTCAGCAGCTACCTCATGCAGCGAATTGTTAATAAGTTGTGGAAAAATAATAAACGGGTAACCCTGTTCTACTGGTTCAATGCCTATTTGTTTGAGTACGGCATCCCAATCTCTGCCTAAGTGGTAGAATAGAATAAACGAAGGCGGCAGGCACCACACCGGGTACTGCTCTTTATTGTGCCAGTGTGGGAAGTTGCTCATGGATGCGCTAAATATCATCACCCTTCGAGCGTTGTAATACACCTTAGCGGAGATTCCTGCAGAATCACTACCATTGCGCCTGTATGCCTGGAACTTGTCATTCTTGCCGTAGCGGTAGTCTTGTATGGGTATCAGGCCTATATCGGATAGTATTGCATCGAATGAGTTGTCATCAATTGACTTGTCATATTCTGCCAGTTGCGATTCATAACCTGCCGGATAGCTGATTGCTTTCTTGCTCGGATCGTACTTAGGTTTGTATTCGTTAAAATATTGTGAAACTTCTATAAGGTAGTTATACTCAGATTCGGTTAACTCCTGTATATCCTCCATCGATTGATGGAATTCTGTATAGCCAGGTGTTGGAAATGTGTAAACTACCGGGCCATTTGAATATAGGGCAATTACCTCGTTACCATCCGGCGATTCTGCAAGCGGTGTTTTATTGGGTAGTGCTGCATAGTTCAACCATACGTGATACCCTGCATTGCGGGTTTGCTCAATGAATACCTTACTGAAGATTTCCGGTGCCTCATTGGTTATGATTGCCATCCACTTTGAGAATAGTTCTTTGTCATTGGTATTCTTGAGGTCGAAGTCTAGGCAGCCGTAGTTATTGCCTGTGAGTATCATTAACCCATTATCAGTGGGGCGTAGGTGAAGGTCATCCGGATTACTCCAGTTGCGATGGGATACGGGTTGCTTAGTTGCAGCATCCCATTGTATGGGGATGACTTTGATGCCGAGTGATTGGTAATCGGTGTATTGGTGCATGGGTGGTTATTAGAATAGTGATGTTTGGGCTTTCTCTAATATTGCAGAGTTAAGATTCTTTTTTGCTAAATCAAAATAACTTTCTTTCAATTCAAATCCTATCCCTTTGCGTTCCATCTTTACTGCCTGATAAACTTCACTACCAATGCCCATAAACGGAGTAAATACCGTATCACCTTTGTTGCTATACAAATGTATTAATCTTTCAATAGTATCTAACTGCAATGGGCAAATATGCTTTTCATCGTTTTCATCTCTGCCATTACGATAGCCCTGTAAAGTATTACCATAATCAATATCCATCCATACAGGGGATGCATACTTTTGCCAAAGGTCAACAGGTATATCAGTATTAGTTACCGGATTGCATCTTTCTCCATCCTTTCTAAAAATCATTACATAATCAGGAATACCTACCCTACTCATTGTACTATCTTTTTTAACCTGCTTATGTAGTAATCCTAATGCTTTTGTCCTTTGCATTTCCACCACAGGATCTTTCCAGATAGTTACCCTACTTGCATAAACAAACCCGGCATCCTCAAATGCCCTAAGTAATAATCCGCTAAAATCACGCAGCCCAATAAATCCATGTTTACCTTTCTGTATCGGCAAGTCCATACAATGTACTGCTACATTTCTACCAGACATAATGACTCTGTATAATTCTTTAATCAAATAACTAAACTGAATCAAAAATTCATTATAGTCTTTAGAGTTGCCCATATCCTCTACATGGCTGCTATAGGTGTATAATTCAGCGAATGGTGGGCTAAAAACCGATAAACCAATACTTTCATCATCAATAGAAGAAATCAGTTGAACACAATCCCCTCTCTTAATTTTATACCATTCATTATTTTCTTCTAAGGTATCATAACTATTATTAGATAACAATCTACCTGCTAAGTTTTCATTTATTGCGTTGCTCATTTCTAATTGCATAATTTCAAATTGTTTTTGTTTATGGTTTATTGATTCTTTTACGTTGCTCATTGTATCTGTAGTTATCAGATAAATATTAACTTCATGCTTTTGCCCGAACCGGTAGCTTCTTCTAATTGCCTGATACAATCCTTCAAATGAAAAATCTAAACTTGCAAATACTTGATTTCTACAATTTTGGTAATTCATACCGAAACTTGCAATTTTAGTTTTTGTAATTAATATTCTAAATTCATTATTTGCAAATCCTAATAACTTTTCTTTTTTCCATTCGTTTGTGTCGCTACCTTTTACTTCTACAGAATCAGGAAGTAATTTTTTCAGCAACTCGCCTTCTTCATTCTGTTTAATCCAAATAATAAAGTTTTCTTTCGGCTTACTATTAATAATTGATACTACTTCATCCAGTCTGTTAACTTTTGTAAATCGTAATTCTTGATTGAAATTTGTTGCTGAAATAATGGCATCATTAAATAAGCTACCATTATCACGCTTAGGAGTTATTATTTGCTTTTCAATTAAGTTTAGGGTTGGCAAGTTATAACCTTTCATTTCAAATCCAATATCCATAGGCTTATTTAACATTATAGCCCATGTACCAATGAATTGATAAAATAGTTTTACTGCGTGTCCTTTTAATCTCCATTTAGCAGTTTCCCCTCCATCATGCACAAAATACATAGCTAACATTTCATTCCTGCTCATTACATCTAAAAATTCGGAATGGTTACCCAGTTCCATCGGATCGTTAGGGGATGGCGTGGCGGTGCATGCAAGTTTATACGGAGTGTTGGCAAATGAATCAAGTATTAACTTTTTTGTAACACCTTCAAAGTTTTTCAATATACTGCTTTCATCAAGTACAATTCCAGAATAAATACTGCAATCAATGTTATCAAGTTGCTCGTAATTATTTACATCAATGCTACTCATATTAATACCGAACTTTGCGCCTTCTTGTATTGTTTGCCCTACTACTGCTAAAGGTGCCAATATTAATACTTTGCCATTTGTTTTTTTGCTTACCTGATTAGCCCATTCAAGTTGCATCAATGTTTTACCTAATCCGCAATCAGCAAATATTGCGTACTTGCCTGATTTTAATGCTCGCTTAACAATAAACTTTTGAAAGTCGAACATTGAATTATTTAATTCTGATTCATCAATATTGAATCCTGAATTAATATGTGTCTTTTGCTTAGTTTCTAAAAACTCTAAATAATCTTTTTGCATGGTGTTTGGTTTATAATTTATCAAATAATAAAAAGAATTCCTCCGGCGTATGCACAAACTCATAAATCCCACCCGCTTGCCGTTCCCTTTGCTGCTCGGCAAGCTGTTCGGGGCTGGGTTTGTCTTTGCCTACTTTAATTTCGAGCATAACTGATTTTCCTTTCACGGTAGCCGAAATATCAGCCGTTCCCTTTCTAGTTGCGGATGGGATAAACTTACCGTTAATCTGCCGGCCCATAGTATTAATCCGTGTAGCCCTATATCCCGACCAGTTAAGGAAGTTAATAATAAAGGTTGTCAGCCCATTGGATTTCGTTACCACAGGCGTATGCGGTGGGGTGTATAATCCATCCTTTACGATGCTCGGTGTACGTTGTAGGGTGTAATTATAATGGGCGGTGTTATAGCGTTGCTTCCAGATGGTAGGTTGTTTCATATTGCTCAATTGCTTTAAAGATTTGTAATACCACTTGAGGTACTATTGCGTTGCCGGCTGCTTTGATTGATTCGTTTCTCCACTTAGAAAAGGTAATGTTGTCCAGTCGGGAGGAAAGCCCATCATCTCCAAAACGAATGGGGGATTGAGTTGGGAAGTTTTGCCAGTTTGAGCAAACGCATCCGGTAGTGAGTTTGTCTGATTCCTCCCTGATTCCTCCAGTGCTTCCGTTGACCTTGCTCCCTTGTAATCCCTTGTGGCCGGTGTCGGCAGCATCCCCATACTCATTGCCCGTGTCAGCGTTACCGAATGCATACTGCCCTTCTTCACCTGGCTGCTCTTCATCGTTGCCGTTGCGTTCGTTGAGTCCATTGATGTTGGGGTTGGTAATAATTGATTCCGTGCCATTTGGGGTAATGATATTCCGTATCTTATCCCTGTTTTGAAACTGATGCTCTTGCCGTTCGTTAATTCCCTCCCCTCGTTTGTTGCGTCCATTGTTTTTGGCGTAGGCAACAAACCAAACCCTATCTCTTCTGTGGGGAGCGTTGACGGATACAGCTGGCAATACATACGGCCATACTTCGTACCCCGCAGCTTCCAAGTCAGCTTGCACCTCGTGGAATACCAATCCCCCTGACCAATTAACAAGGCCGAGAACATTTTCGCCCACAACCCAACGTGGTTGAATTTCTCTAATTGCTCTAAGCATTTCCGGCCAAAGATGTCGCTCATCTTCCTTTCCTTTTCGTTTTCCGGCCATTGAGTAGGGTTGACATGGAAATCCCCCTGTGAGGATGTCAATCTTTCCTCGGTGAATAGTAAAGTCTGTTTTAGTGATGTCATTGTATTGAATTGCTTTAGGCCAATAATGATGTAATACTTTTTGTCCAAACTCATTCCATTCGCAATGAAATACGTTTTCCCATCCCATCCATTCAGCAGCTAAGTCAAAGCCCCCTATACCGGAAAATAACGATCCGTGTGTCATAGTAAAGAGTTCTTACGTGAATCCAAATTAGTCAACTGCTTCCCCACCTTATTCGGCAGCGGGAATATCCGTTCAAATTCCTTATTTGGCATCCATCTTTCGTTAACCCAATGGTAAAGTACCCCTTTGCGGATTGTAGC